ACTTCCATAGCATCTAAATCAGATGTGAAAGCTCCTCCAGCAGAACCAGTTAACCACTGCTTCATTCTACGGTCGTCAGCTTGTGAAGCTCTATAACGCACGTGTAAGAATGGTCGGCGGATATTAGTTCCTAGTACTTGATCGTAAACAGTTGAAGTTCCCGCGGGTATTAAAACACCTTCAACGCTAGCTGAAAGAGTGTCATAAGCACCACGCGTAGAAGCGTCGTTTAAGTATTTCCAATCGGTTTTATAGAAATCATAAGAACCTCTACGGAAACCGCTGAACCCTAAGTTCAATGCCATTTCTTCTGAGTTTTCAAATAATCCATAAGCAGTACCACCAGCAGAGCCAGATGAAATAGCAGCTAACATATCGTCAAAATCTAGAGCAGTTTGGCGATTTAAGAAAAGCATGTTTTCTTCAATTGCACCTTGTGTATCTAGGTTTTTCAAAATAGCGTCAAAACTAGTAAGTCCATTGGCTGCAGTAAATCCAGTATTTATATTACCACGATCTTCAATGGCAGCAAATAAACCTTGAGTACCTTTGTATCCAGCAGCATAAGCAGCACCTGGAGATCCAGCTCCAGTGTCAGCTACAGCTTCTTCACCTTCAACCATTGCCATTTCTAAGTAATCCTCGAAACGCAAACGAGTCTCAGACTCTGCTTTTAAATACCACAAGAATCCAGATGTACCGTCTTCAGTAGCAACTTCAACCCATCCAATTTGAGCCATGTCAGAACCATTAATTACATACTTGTCTCTAATGATAATTGGTGAGTTTGAAAATTGAGTAAACGAAGGAGTAATAGTTTTGTATCCTGTAGTATCTGCTAGGCCTGTAGAGTTTGTGATAGAAACTCCTTTAGCATACTCAGAACCGTATACAAATATTTTTAATCCACCGTTAGAATCTAAAGCAGAAAGATCAGCGACTCCGTAAGGTGCAACTACTAAAGTAGCAAGAGCTCCAGCTTGGCTTGAAGCAGTTACAACAGCTTTTTGATCAGTGTTATTTACGTCGTCTAAGATAACAATAGTATCTCCAGCTGAAATAACGTTTTGAGTAAAAGTCTGATTTGCTCCTCCAACAGCGAAAGTAAGCTCATTATTAGCCCCTCCAACAGTTCTAGTTACATCATTGTAAGCAACGTGTAATCTATTTTGTTCAGACCAAATTACTTGATCAGATGTCATTGGCATTTCAGCGCCAACCATTTTTAAGAAGCCAGATAGTGTACGGTTTCCGTATCGCTCTACTTCTTGTTCATAAATTTCAGGTAAATACTGCTGGGCGAACGTGTCAGTGTCCCCAGAGGCAGTACCGTCGTTAAACTTTAGCCAGTTGCTATCGTTTAATTGTTGTTTTTGACTTGGCTTAATAGAACCAAAATCATTATTTAATGCCATAATTTAAGTTTTTTTAGTTAAATTTTTTAGTTTTTATTTTAAGTTTTGTAGAATCAGCGCCTGAAATAGCTTTAACTTTAAATCCATTTAAAAACACATCTCCTTGAGTAGTCCTAGCTTTAGTGTCACTCAAGTTTTTTGACTTGTTTACAACTTCTTTTATAGCATCTGCTTTTCCTTGCTCATAAAAATGAGAGGCAATTTTATCTACATTGTCAGCGGCGTAAATAGCCTTGTGATAACCATCAACATCTTTAACACTACCGTTTTCGTCTAGGAACTTCCCAACGAGGTTTGTTATATTTGATTGGTTTTCTGCAACTTTATCTTTGTTTTGAATATTATACTTATATTTCTTTTCGCCTACTGTGATATCAAAACCTTTGAAATCATCGCTAAAAAGTTTTTTAGTATTTTCCTTAAACGCTTGATGTTGTTGATCAGCTTGTTCTTGCTGCTTGTTGTATCTATTGAAAAAATCCATAGCTTTTTGTTGTTCCTGAGTAACGCCCGGTCTCAACTTGATCTCGTCGTAATACTTACTCTTTGTTTGCTCTAAAAAGTTTTTGGCTTTTGCAACTTCTTCTTTAAACGCAAGTTTCTTTTTGCGTATATCTCTATCCTCGTCTATATCTTCATCATATATAAAATCTTCCAATAAAAGATCTACGTCTGAAGAATCTAAATAAGGTTTTTCTTTTTTATAATATTCTTTTAATAAGGTAACGTCATCAACACTAGAATAATCAGCGTTTAAACGAACGTAGTCTTGTATTGTTCCACCGGTTTCTTCCATAAAAGAAACTAGCTTTTCAATATTTTCTGGCAACGCTTTGCCTAATAATTTTTCATCTCTTATAGCTTCTTTAACTTCAGCTTCAACTTCTTTAACTTCAGCTTCAGTTACTTCTTGGATCGGAGAAAACCCTTCAGTAGTCTCGTTGGACTTTGGTACAGATTCTTCCACCTTGTCGCTATCTCCGGATGGTGCATCTCTAGATACCTCTTTTGTTTCTCCGATTTGAATGGCATCCTCTTTTTCTTCTTGTTTGGGAATTATTACTTTTTTAACCTCTGGTTCTAATTCAATCAAAGGCTCTTTTGGATTAATATTAACTTTAGTAATATCATCTTTAGTTTCAGTTAATTTTTTTGGTGTTCTTTTTTTTGTTTTTAACTTAAAGTCACCCTCCTGCTTAACAGGTTCATTTGTTTTTACTTCTGACATAATATAATATAATTAAATAATTAAACAACGTTTACATAAAAGCGTTAACGTCTTGCTGTTGTTCAAAGTTTATTGGTAAACCATCATTGTTTCTTTGACTTATCATTTCACTTTGTTGCGTACCTTCCATTTTTATACGCTTGTCTTTTCTATCTTCTTTTTGTTGTTCTTTTTGAACTTGACCTTGAACCTCTAATTGTTTCAACTGCATGTCTTGCTCAAATTTTATTTGCATTTTGTTTAATTCAAATTGATTAGCCATTTGCATTTTTTGAATCTCCATTTGAGTTCTAGCTTGCTCATATTGAACTTTAGACCCTGATATAGCTTCTTGCTTTTGAACCTCTGCCACAGCTGTTCTTTCTGCTGTTTGAGATTGAGCGTCTGCTTGAGCCGCAATGTTAGCTTGCTGTGCTTCTTGATCTCTAATCATTTTTTGCTTACGCTTTGACTTAAGCATTTGATTGGCAAGTTTGAGATTTTTAATTTGTCTTAAATCTATTGCGTCATCTAAATCAATGCCTCCGTTTTGCAGAGCGACTTGTATATTTTGTTCTAATTTAGCCTGTTCTTCTTCATCTGGTTCTAACTCTAAAAATATACCAAAATCATGTAAATTTAAATCCTCTATTTCTTCTAACGTTTTAACGTTAAATAGTGATATAGAATTTTTTAAAGACTCAGCAGTTAAAGGAAAGTTCAGAGCGTCTGCTATTTTTAAAGATACATTTTCAGCTAATCTAAGAGTTATATATAGACTTGACTGATTTATATGTTTAGTAGCTGTATTAGAAGCACTAGCCGCTAGTTTTTGTAATCCCACCAATGTGTTACGATCAGGCAAACTACCATCTCTAGCTTCATTAAGTCCAGTTACATCTCGTATCATCTGCAAGTAATATTGATACGTAGTTATTAAGCTTTGTATTTTAGCATTACCTCCACTGGTTTGAAGCTCTTGAATTGGCACTTTACCAGGATTCATATCACCGTCTTGTGTTAGAGATCTACCTACGATGCTACCAGTTTGGAAATACATGTTAAGTGCTTCTGCTGGATTATAATTTGTTCCATTGCCAAGATCAACCTCAGCTAATCCGTCCATGTCTAAATAAACACCATCTGGTACCATCCTCGCTAATACTTGTTGTAGCTTTAAATGTGTTAATTGAATCATATCAGCAAAACCAACGCATTTACTAACTAAGCTTTCTATTCTACCTTTGTACATTCTAGGTGCACAAATAGCATAATTCATTTCTACTTTTGTAGTATCAGCATAAGGTCTAGACATGTTTTCTGCTAAACCCCATTTTAATATTTGATCTGTACCTAAAACTTTTGCGCCGCTATATAAAACTTCTATTGATCTTGATACTCTTTCAAAGTTTTCATTTTCAGGTGGATTAAATGTATCTGGCTTTTCAATAGCTTTCATTAATCCTTGATCAGTTTGTTTTATTTTAAATACTTGATTATGATATGTTTTATAATCAAAGTATAAAACCTGCACGGTATTCTCATCGTATCCACCCCAACCAGTTACATACTGTCTATTGCCGGGAGTTTGTTGTATACGCTCTAATTCTTTTTCAGATATATTTGGAAACTCTTTTTTAAGCTCAGGTATAGTTATAGATTTAACTTCACCTACGTAGTATATGTCATCAAAATTAGGATCTTCAGTGTAAGAATATACCACATAAGCTGGATCTACATAATCTAAAGTAATACCATTAGCTGTATTAAAACTAGTTTTAGCTACAGCAATACCACAAGTGACTAAGTCCATATTTAACCTACGTCTTATTAAGTCATATTTGTTTTGAGCAAAAATAGTTGATATAGCTTCTTCTTCTGCTATTTCAATAGACTGCTTATATTTAAGCTGCATATGTAATTCTAATTCGTCTTCTGATTCAGGCACTAAATTAGAGTCTGAACTTTGAAACATGTCGACGCCAAGAGTTTGTTTTAAGTTGGCTAAATATTCTTTAGACAGCATATCTTCGTATAGTCTAGACGCGTAATTAGTTCTTTTCTTTAGTGAAGAAGGATCTTGTGCGTAGGCTTTTATTTCATACGCTTTTTGAGATATACCATTCACTACAATATCCACAAACTTAGATAAAATAGGTACAGGCGTCCAGTCTAAATTAAGATAAGACAAATCACCATTAATAGATAATTCATCTTTATATTTTTGAACTGGCTGCTCGCCTCTAGCATACAACCTAAGGTTATTAAAGTTATTCCAGTTAGTTAAATATCTATTACCATTTGTTCTACCTGATCTAAACCACTCGTATTCTATAGCCATTGCTACCTGGCTACCGTACTCTAAACTAGCTTTCTCAGCATCACTAACTACTTGGCTAGGAAAAGAACTATTTGAATTAGTGTATATATTCATTTAACTTATTATTTTTGATGTAGTTCCCCTGTTGTCATATCTTTTGATACCTAAATCTACAGGTTTTATAATTCTTCTATTTACTGGTGAGTATCTATGCTTATTGCAAGCCATAAGAGCCAAACCAGAGCTAATAGAAGCATCATGTTTTGTTCTATTGTTTATATTAAATTTAGCCCAGTCTTCTAGTGTTCTCTGAAAATAAACATCACCATAACCTGTTTCTTTTAACCCAACAAAATGCTCTATGTATGTTTCTATAGCAGAAGCATGAGCCTGTTTAATATCTTCACTTGAGTTTGGTATACCGCCTAATTCTTTTTCTGTTACAGATAGTTTATTGTATTTTCTATCGGGTCTATTCATTGCAAAACCTCTATAACCTCTACGCTTGAAATAATATAAAAGTCTTGGTTTATTATTTTCTACTAATATAGGCATACCATAAAATACACATGCCATAAGCACATCTTCAAAAAATATTTCAGCTGTTTGAGGTCTAGCTATATATTCTAGGAAAAAATGATTAGGTGGCGCGTCTTCCATTGAAAACTTAGTTAAGCCGTGCAAAGATCCCTTAGAACCTCTTTTATCTACAGTACCTGATATATCGTAAGGATCACAACCAAAAGCACCTATATGTTCGTTACTAGGATAGTTGATATTATTTTTTTTATATCTTTTATTCTGAATACTATGAGGAGGAACCCAAGTTATTAAAAATCTTCCATTGTTATTAGGAACAAATATAACGTTTGTATCTTTCTCTCCATTTTCCCATTGAAAAGATCCTTTTGTTACATTTATAGAATTTTTAAGATCTTCATTAAAATCTATTTGCTCGTATATCTTAGTTAGATTAAATAAAGATTCTTTTGATTCGTCTCTAAAAGCATGCTTAGTAGTGCGTGGAAACTGTCTATAAAATTCATTTAAAGCATCTTGATCTTGCTTTAGACCTTCTACTTCATTATCCCAATACTCTATAACACCTTGCTCAATTGTTTCGCCCTGCGGTCCGCTAACTCCCTTGCTTGGGGTGTCGAATACAGGTAAGCCATAAGAATCGATGTATCCTTCGTAGTTCCATTCCATAGGTATGAACAAGCTATATAATCCAGAGCGAGTTTGTCCATTCGCATTTCGTTGAGTGACGTCCGAGTCATTATATAATTTTTTAAAGTTATCACCGCCTTTGTCTAATGAGTTACTAGTTGAACCCATCATGCACTTACCTATAATTCTAGAACCTAATCTAAGACATGTTTTGGTAACGCGCCAGTTGTTTAATATATTATTAGGTCTTTCCCACTTACCGCTCTCATCGTGGACCAGTAGTCTTAATTTCTCCCCGTCGTACGAGTTGTCCCCTGTGTTCTTCCAGTCAATCGTGGTGTCCAGACCGTCAAGCTCTCTGAGCGATTCGTTTGTCTCAAGCTTCTTACGGGTGTACTTTGTCGCGGGTACTCTGTACGCAAGCTCTGTCTTTGGCCTGTCCATACCGTCCTGAATTGGTTTGAAAAAGAAGGGGTAGTTGACGGATATCGGAACGACCTTGTCTGTAAACATCTTTTTCGCATCAGGACCAGATTTGGACAATATTCCAAACCGTGAATCTGACTGAATTGTTGCAGCGTTAACCGTCTCAGCTGAAGACATAAAGGAGAATCCAGATCGTCTATTTTTAAGGTAGCACATTCCGTAACTACGCTTGTCTGCTTTACAAGCTTCCCAGAATATAAAGAATAATCTGTTTGCTTCCCTAAAGTCTGGTTGCCCAACATCAATCTTGGACCACTGCAAGTACATATAGTGAGTACCAGTAAGGTAAGTAGCCACATCCTTATTATAGAACCAAAAGCCTTCTTCCCTGCGGACGAACTCATTATCGATGTAATCATACCATTTTTCTTTAAAGTCTA